CAGCGGGTTGACGGTGTTGACGCCCGCGATCGTGAAGATGTCGCCCTTCTTGAGCGAGGACGCACCCGAGGCCCAACCATCCGTGCTGATCGTCGAACCCGTCTGACCCGCTCCGTTCGTGAGCGGTGTTGAGGCCGTGAAAGCCCCCGTGGTGTGCGTCGGGCGAATCGGATCCTGATACCACTCGCCGATGCCGAGCTGTTGACGCCCGAACATCCCGTTTTTGTAGTTCTCGCCAATCACGGCGGCGGGATTGAACGTGGTCGTCTGACCAGCCACCAGCGTCTGCATCGCGAGCGGATCGAGCACCGCAACACGGCCCTTGAGCGGCGTCGCGAGATCGGTCAGCTTCGTGCCGGCCTGGAGGTAGGTCGTGATTGTGGTCGGCGTCGTGCCCGGCGTGCCGACCGCCGAGTAGACATCGCGATACACCGCGTTGAATGCCAGCACTTCCGCTGCGTTGGCGAGCGCTTCGCCACCGGGCTTGGTGTATCGCTCACGGACGCGATCGATTTCGGTCGTTGCCTGCGCACTCGAATACCCAAACGCCACGTTCTTCTGGTTCGTCAGCGTGATGGGCACGGTCTGGTCGAAGATGTTCTGGAGCTGCAGCGCCTGACCGTCAGTCGCCTGGAAGCGCTGCGGGAGGCGTGCATTGACGGTGTTGCCGACTTTCGCGCCGGCCTGCACGTACTGGTCGTCGTAGGTTCGGTTGACATTCGCAAGGAACGTCAGATCGTTGAAGAACTCCCGCGCGGTCTCCTTTGTGACCCACGTCGGGGTAGCCAGGGTATTGGCCATGAAGGTGTCCTAGAGCCGTCCCGCCTTCCGGTCTCGGGCGTTTTCGCGTCGAATGAACATCTCGACCGATTCATCATCCGAGCCGTCGTCGTCGGCCACATTCGGGGAGCTTCCGACCGGCTTAATCGGAGGCGCCGCCTTGCTGGGAACGCGATTCATCGCCGAGCCGGAGTGGGCGGCGGGTGAATCAGAGGAGTCGGACGAAGGCAGCGCGTGCGTGCGCTGAGACGCACTCGACAACCGTCCATCGAGGCGCGTGAGTTCACGCTCCCAGAGCGATGGATGCAGGTGCCGCGTGATGCGATGAGCTTCCGCGCTGTTATTCGCGGAGAGATGGAGAAACAGCGCCGCCGGATTCTCGGAACTCAGACCGATTTCGGCGACGAGATTGGCAAAACTCGGGCGCGCACCAGGCGGGAGCCCACTGATCGGCACTGCGGCCACCAGTTCAGGTGCGAGTTTCCGACCGATCTCCGGATCGGTCGCCTTGGCCTGCTGGAGACGCGCGCCAAATGTCTGTGCCTGTTCGGCGAGGGCGCGATTCCTCGCCTCGGCTTGAACACGCTTCACCGATTGGTCATCGCGCCATGCGTCCCGCGCGTCCATGTAGTCGTCGAGTGAACCGTTGGGATGGCGCTGCACCCATTCGGTCAGCGGCGGGAAGCGTTCCGGTGCGGGCTGGCGCGGCTGGGCCTCTTGGCGCGGCTGTCGAAGCGTCTGGAGCTCCCGATCGCGCTCCGCGGCACGGCGTTCCGCCTCTTCGGCGCGACGCTCGGCGGCTTCGGCGCGACGCTCGGTTTCGCGCTTATCCCACGTCTGCTGGGCAATGCGGGCTTGTGGACTTTTCCGCGCTTCCGCGTTGGTCGGCCGACGATTCTCCGCTTCCCACTCCGGCTTGGCCTCGTCCTTGGTGGCCTTCGCGGGCTCGGCGGGGACCGCTTTCGCGAATTTGCCGGCGGCATCACGCGATCGGGACGGGGTGTCCTCCACCGGCGTATCGTCGGCGGAGGATTCGACCGTCACGTCGGCGTCGAAGTTCTCTCGAATCGCCTCTTCGCTGGCAGAATTGGATTCGACGGTCCACCCGTCGTCGGTCGTAACACTCGCGTATGGTTCCATGTGCTCCATGTCTTGCGGCCACAAACGAAAAGGGCCGCCACTGGCGCGTATTTACGCGTTCAGCGACGGCCCTCTCCGTTGCGGCCCTTTGTCGAGTGACAGGCTAGGGTGTGCCTTTGTCCGGCTCGGAGCTACCGAGCGCGCGAGTCACTGCGTCAAAACCTACTTAGTGCTGTATCTCGTCTCCTGGATCGCAATCCGTGAGAAATTCGATGCCGCACGCGTATTCAAAGGCTTGCGCATCGAGGTAATCCGCCATTTCTTGCGCGGCTTTCGCCACCGCTTGCTCTCGCGTCAATCCCATCGCGAGATCCCGCGCCAGCGACAGCATGGTCGGCGGCTGCGGCAGATCCATGTCCATCAGTATCAACAAGCCCGCGACGCCATGCAAATCTACGCGCCATCACTCGGCGGCTGCAGCGCCGCCTGCTGCACAGCCGCATCACTGGCATGGCTCGCGGCCTGATCCGCCTGCTCCATCGCTTGCCGGTGCCCCGCATCGCTCATCGCGCGGTCATGCTGTCGACCCGCCGCCGCTTCACGGCCATCCTGCGCGGCGCCGGCCGCAGCCATCGCCGCATCATACTGCCGGCCCGCCCGCTCGTGGGCGCGATCCTTCTCGGCCTCAACCGCGTCGTGCGTCAACTCGATGCCCAACGCAAGGCGTTCTTCCTGACTGCGCGTCGCGTCGCTTACCGCTTCTTTGGTCGCGTTGATTTCTGCAATCCGGATCTTGGTCGCGTTGTCCATGCGCGCGATTTCCATATCCGCCTGCGTCTTGAGTTGGGCAATCTGCGCATCTGCCTGCGCCTTGGCCTGTGCGGACTGGATCTGGACCTGCGCTTTCATCCGTTCCGGTTCCAGCTCCTGCATCTGCTGCTGCATTTGGGCCATCATCGCCTTGGCCTGCTCCAACTGCACCTTCGGATCGTTCTGCGCGTCCTCGTCCTGCAGCGGTGGCGGCAGCATCTTCTTCATCCGCTCCGCTGCTTCCCGATGGCCGGGGAAGTCTGCAAACTTGAGATACAGATCGCCGAGGAGCTTAAACAGCTCAGGCTCGGCCTGGAATAGCATCCCGAGCTCGTCTTTCCCCTCCATCACCCTGGACTTGTAGGCTTTCCCGACGTTGATGGTCACGCCATAGCGACCTTTGGCCAGGTCGTAATTGAGCACGTCTTCGCCTGGCGCGCCCTGGGGCGCTGCGGGCTTCTGGCCTTGCAGTACAAACGGCTGATTGAGCATCACCGTCTTGGACCGGTCTTCCAGATCCAGGATCCGCGCGATCCGTCCCGGCCGGTCATACACATACGGGATCAGGTCCAGAATGACCTTCGCCTCATACGGCATCGAGATTTCGGCCAGGTTATCCAGCCAATTGCTATTCGCCTGCTCGGACTGCTGCTGGAGAGCCAGCGTCGCACCCTTCGTCTTGACGTTCGGTGACTGCTTACCCAGCGAGGGCTCGAAGAAGTGCGTACCGGCGCTGATGAACTCGTTCGCCGACGACAACAGCGCAAGGTTGACTTGCACCTTACCCATGTCCGCCTGGATCGGCTCAAGCGGGCCGAGGTCCTGCCCATTCACGAACCGTCGCCGCGGCAGATACGGGAAGTTGCGCGTGTTCTTCTGTCGCCACCACTCCTCGTACCCCGCAATCGAGTCAGGGTCGACGGCGTGGGAGGCTTTCGTCTCAAGCGCGGCCATTTCCGCAGCGGCGGATGCCGCATAGTTGAACAGCCGTTGCGCGTCTTTGTTCGGCCCGATGATGCCGGTCCAGCGGCGCTCGCCCTCAACGGGGATCAGTTCTCGGCCGATGACGGGCACGATGGGGATGTATTTTCCCATCCACTCAGCCTGCTCGAGGATTTCCACGCCATTGAGCTTGAACCACTCGACGCCCCGCGCATCGCCCTCGCCCACGATGCGGAAATACTCTGCCACCAGTACCGCGCGGCCTTCCCCGTCGCCCTTCACCCATTCAGGCGCATCTTCGGCCAGGGCCACGAGTTGGCCTTCATCGAATCCCGCGAGTTCGCTGTTGGGATACAGCCGCTGATACTTGGACACTTGCAGCCATGAGGTCACAAACGCCCATTCCCCGTCAGACCAATCCGGCTCCTCGGCAAACGGGTCGAAATACACGGCATCCTGATACAGCAGCCGCTTAATCACGATCCGCTGATCGTTCATGCCTTTCGGCGAGGAGGGATCGAACTCCGTCAGGATGCGATACGCGCCACGTCCCGCCTTAACCGCGCGCTCGTAGGCCCATGAACGCGCTAGGTTCGCCCTGGAATCGACTTCGATGCGCCGATACAGCCCTTCCAGCACCTCGGCGGTGTCGTCGTCGGCGTCTTCCGTCAGCGCGTGGACTTGCACACCGAGATGCGCGGCTTTCTCTTGGTTCAGCACCAACTGAATCGGCTGATCCAGCTTGGGGATGCTGAGCATCGGGCGGGCGGGGATAGGCAGGCCATTGACGCTCTGCGCGCTCCTGGACTGTTTCACCTCGTCTGGCCACTGCTTTTCGGGGATTTGGAAGCGGAGATCTTCCTGTTCGCGCTCGCGCTGTTTAGAGTCAGCGTCAACCGCGAGGGCGAAGCGTTCCAGAGCCTGTTCGTGGATCTTGTCGCTCATCGGCCAGTGAACAGCCAGCGGAGACGGCCCCAGAACGTGGTCATTCGGCTAGCCGACTGCTCTAATTCATCGATCCGCTTGCCATTGTGCATGAGCGTGCAATGGTCCATGCCTAATTCGCTCGTCAACTTGTCGATCCGCGCCGCTTGATCCGCGATAAACTCCCGCGTCACTCTGGCGGATTCGTTGGTCTGGTTCATCGCTTCGACCAACTCACCGATCACGCCCGCTTGTTTATCCAACGTGGCAGCGGCTACGGCCTGAAACTTCC